AATACCATATACCCCAGCAAACACAACAGATTTGTTTATGGTTGGGTTGTCTGGTAACGACAGTGACGGTAATTCTATAGCTGGTATTGTTAGACAGGCAGATGCTGTAGCAACTAATAGTGTGACATTTAATGGTATAAATATATCTAGTAGTGCTAAGGTTGCAGTAGGATATAAGTACACAAGTATTATAGAACTACCAACATACTATCTAAACGTAGGTCAAAATGCTTATGATATAGATGGTGAGTTACGTATATCAGGTATTAACTTTGAGATGGGTGTATCTGGCCCTATGCAGTTTCATTTAACTCCACAGTATGCAGATATGGATTCCTATACTCAATTTGAATCTGGTATGTTAACTAACTCTAGTAATTTTAATGCTCCACCTGCAACACTAGAAAAGTCAGTAAGAGTACCTATACAAAAAAAGAATGAAAAATATACGTTACAAATACAAATACCAGACCCATTTTCCACTGCCTTAATCTCAGCTAGCTGGGACGGCAACTACAACACCAAACGACATGTACGAAGGTAAGTATATTCAGACCTGCACTCCAGAGTTAGCTCTCAGTGTAGGTTTGAACTTACGCTATGAAGATAGGCGTGAGACAGAAGAAACTTCAGGTTTATGTGCTGAAGCTGCAATATTACAATCTTTTTATGACTCTACATATTGTGTATTTTTTAAGGTTCCCAACGGCAAGGCTGCTGGAGTGGCAGGAGTAACTCCACAAAATCTTATATGGATGTTATGTACTGATGCTAGTACAGAGTATCCACATACATTTGTGAAGGAAGCAAAACGCTGGATAAATAGTTTACTCAATCCTTATTTATGCAACCAAGCAGATATGCGTAATGAAGCTCATATAAAATTACTTAAACTTTTAGGTTTTACTTTTGTTAACTATCATGTCTATAATAATGTCCCTCTTATACAATTTATAAAACCATGTGTAACCCACTAGCGTTGGGTATTGCATCTGGAGTTGGTACAGCCGTCACTGGTATTGCTGAACAAAATAGAGCACATCGAGCACAAGTCGATGCTGTTAATCGTTCTAATGCTATAGCACGTCAGAAATATATTAATGATATAACTATTTCAGCGTACAACGACCAACGTAAAGGTGAGGTATTCACAGCTCAGTTAGAATCTGATGCTGCAGCCAGAAGTGCTCTGTATCAGCAGAGAGAAATAAATCAAATAGAAGCAAATAGAGCAAGTGAATCTGCACAACAGGAGTTGCGTGAAAAGGTCACAGAGGCAATGTTTGCTAGTCAAGAAAATTTAGCCAAAGCTATTCAATCTCAAGGGACTGTATTAGCTAGTGGACAACAAGCTGGTCAATCTATGATGTTAACTGTAGATGATGTAGACCGTAAATATGGTATGCAACAAGCACAATTAGATGCTTCTATATTTGATGCTACTAAAGCTTATGGTATTAAACAGTTTGGTATTAATCTTGACCAATATAATTCTGATATGTCAGCAGTAAATAACTTGTCAACATCTGCAGTTATTGCTCCTAGTGCATCATTCAAAACAATTAGACCAACCAAACAGAAAGCACCTCCTAAACCATCTATACTTACTCCACTACTTAGCGGATTCTCTGCAGGTGTAGGTACATGGTCAGGCGTTAAAACAGCCCTTCAATAACAATTATGTCATACAAAAGAAGTACGACTTTTACAGGTTATAAAAATAGAACCGTTGATAAATCTGAAGTAATAGATCAGATTAATAAAGCTAAGGCTTTAGACTCACAACGTAAAGAAACTGTAAAAGAGTTCGGTCAGCAAGCTACCAACCAAGTTACTGAAATGACACGCTTATCAAATCTTGAAGCTCAAGCTGATAAGTACGAACTACAAAATTTAGCAAAATTTAGTAAAGCTCTTACATCTGCTTTAGATGTAGGTGCTAAAACATTAGGCGTAGAATACATTAATAGAACACGCCAAGCAGGTATTGATAACCACAGAAACGCTGCAGGTGGTGATGAGGAAGCATTAGCTAAAACAGCTTTAGATGCTAGTCAACTTGCTAAAATAGAAACAAAGTTAAAAGAATTAGAAATAGAAAAAGGCAGAGCATTAACAGAGGTAGAAAAAAATAACACTACCATGTCAATGGAAGAACGGTTTAGATTAGAAAATGCTAAACGGTTTGGTACTAACTTTGCTTATGGTTATCAAAAAGCAACCTTACAAGAAGGTGCTAAAGGTTTTATGCCTTGGTTTCAAACCACACTTAATGAAAGTGAAGAAACTGTAAAAATAAGACTTGATGATGGTAGTATAAAAGAAGTAGCAGTTAAAGATTATAACACACTAACTGCAAGTAATGAGCGTAAAGTAGTAGAAGATAAGTTACTTAAAGATTATATACAAAAAGTAAACACCACAACTCTTAGTAATTTAGTTGTAGATAAAGTATTAACTAAAAATATTACTGAACAACTTACTAGGTGGAGAGGATTACAATTAGATCAAGAAGTAAAAACTAATGCTGCTAATACGTTAGAAAAAAAATACATAGATATACATAATGCTATTAATGAGTTTGATGGTAGTGTACCAGAACAAAAAGATGTAATAAAATTAAGTATACAAGATGTATTTACTAATGGTAGGGCATTACAAATTAGTAAAGGTGTTACTAAAGCTGCTGGTCTTGCTAATAGAGAAGATTTAAAAGAAGTTATAATTGATGCTTTAGCTACTATTGATGATGAACAATTAAGAGAACAAATAGCTACTGTAATATTTGATGAATCAGAATTTGAAGTTCCAGGGGTAGGTAAAGGTACACTTAACTCTCCATTATTTGGTAATAATTTTGATAAAGACCAGATAATGGTTGATATTGCATATAAAATAGAACAAAATAAAGAGAAAGAAAATGTAAAAAATAAATCTATTTTAAGAAGTAATATAAATACTTTACAGTATGAATTTCAAACTAATAAAATTGATGCTACTCAATATGAAATAGAATTACAAGCATTAGAAGAAGGTTTAGCTGGTAAAGTAGATACTGGTATGTCTATGATTGCAACTGCTAGAACATATAAAAAAACAACTCTTAATGTTGCAAATGGAATGGACGTAGCTGAAGAAGAACTTAAAAAATACAAAGTTATAACACAAACAACTTGGGCTAGATTACCAGTAGAAGTACGTGAAAAATATGAAGGTAAACAAGCTACAGAAATGATGTGGTTTGAAACTGATAAAGGTAAAAAATTATTAAAAGATTTTGGTGAAGAAACTAAAAATGAATTAACTCAGATTTATGCTGGGTCTTTAGCAACCAATGATGCTTTAAGTACAAAGTCTACAGAATTAGCAAATGCTATAGAGTTTGCAAACGATAAGTATATTTGGGATACTATGCAAGCACTGAAAGGTGATGCTAATGTACCTCAACCCCCAGATGGTGTTGATGAAGATGAATATTATTTTGATTTAGCTCAAAAATCTATTATTAATCAAATACAAAGTGCTCCGTCAGCATTAGATTATAACTCAAATCCATTTGCTCTTTCTCAAGGTGGGCAACAAGGAGATAGTAAATTTTTAAATCCAGCTTTTGGTTATGATAATTTACCTTATGATATAGAAGAAACAAATACTCAAGCAGTAAAAATAAATGGATACTTAGCAGTTGCTGAACAAAAAATCTTTGATGCACAAGATGGAGGAGCTTTATTTGAAGGTAAAGAACTTTTATCACATATTAAAGATGAAAAAGTTTTAGCATCAATACTACAACCAAAACAAACTGATGATGGTATTTGGGCAAGTGAAAGTTCTTTTATGGTACAACTAGCTTTACTAGATCCAGAAAAAAGAGATGTGTTTACTTTAGCAGAATCATTACGTAAACAGTACATTCCAGGTTATGAAGGTATAGATATAACTACATTACCACAAGATACTCAATTAATTATTGAAAAAATAAAAAATTCAGATAAAGAAATAAGACAATTATTAGCTAGTCCTTATGCACATGACAATGCTAGAGGTTTTGACATGATAGGTAAGGTTGATAATTTTAGTATGGTAAACTCTTTAAATGGTTTAAATTTTTCAGTAGCTAATATAGATGATGGTACTATTGCAGATATTTTAAGCAAACCTAACATGAACATAACTCGTGAAGATTTTGATAATGATGTTGATGGTGCTCAAAATAAAGTTTTTAAATATCATGTAAATGAACTTTTAAAAGAAGCTGCTAACTATACTAATGATAAACTTGTTATGATTCAAATGGTAGCTATTGGTATGAAAGGAGGTGATATGCAAAATGATTATGGTTCAATGAAGTATAAAAATTTAATGAATAAATCATTAGAAACATATTACACAGGTTTTAGTTTATCAGATGAGTCACAATTATTTAGTGCATTTGAACGTGGTCTTGATGGAAAAGTTAAGATTACTAATATGAACTCTGTAAGTATTGAGAACCCAACAGTTACGCCAGCAACTATAGATGCACAGATTAATAAGCATCTTAGTAACAAACCAGAAGAAACTATTGATGGGGAAGTTAATCCTAAATATACAAGATGGAACGCTCAGTCAACACAGTTAAGTGCTCAAAAAGATACTATTGATTTATTAATAAATGATGAATCTATACAATGGGGTATGGGTAGATCTTTAGTACCTAATGATGAAAACTCACATTTTGCATGGTATGCTACAATGGAAGCTTTTGGTGGTAAGAAAAACTATATTAACTTTTTAGATGCTACATCTAAGAAATTTATAAAAAATACAAAATATAAAATATCTCCTAGATCACCTGCATTTTTGGTAACATTAGTTGGTGGTGGAGAAATAAAAAAAGCGTGGTCTGATTTTGTTAAAAAAGAGTTATTATTAACACCACAGTTCTTTAACTTAGAGGTAGCACAAAATGAATGATGAGAATGAATTGTTGGCAGAACAGTCAAATTATGTTGACTCACTGCATGACGAATTACTTGATGAAAAACGATACAAACGTATAGCAGATGACATAGATACTACTCAACAAGTAGTTCCACAATTAGATGAAGAAGGTAATACAGATGTAAGTGGTAATGCTGCAATGGCTCAAGGGTTTTTGCCAGATAATCCACTACAACTATTATCAGAAGCTGGAACTGCCTTAGTAGGTGGTACTGCAGATGCTGTAGACAGTGTAGGTAGTTTTGGAGATCTTGTAGGAGATACATTAAAAACAGGTGTAAATAAATTATTTGGTAAATCTGACGATACACAAAATCCTTTTAGTAAAGATTATCAAAAAGGTGCTTGGTGGGATATACCAGATGATATAGTACCAGAAAACCAATCAGGTTTAGGTCAACTTACACGAGGTCTTGTAGAATTTGGTTTACTAACAGTAGCTACTGGTAAAGCAGGAGCTGCTCTTAAGGTAGGATCTATAGGAGCTAAAGCAGGAGTTTCTGCTGGTCAAAGATTATATAACGCATCTAGACTTGCAGGATTTGGTACAAAAGGTTCTAAACTTATATCATTTGTACCTAAAGGTGTAAGTATAGCTAGTGAAGGTGCTATAGCAGATTTAATATCTAATAGTTCTGAAATGGGTAATATAGCAAACTTAGTAAATGAGTATGCACCTTTTATACCTTTTTCAGAAGCTCTTGCAGTAGACCCAGATAAAGATACAGCATGGATAGCTAGAATAAAAAGTGTTGCAGCTGGTTCTGGTTTAAATTTAGCAGGTCATTTTTTAGCAGCTGTTGTTAAACATGGTTGGAGAGCACATAAGAATGTTAAAGCTGGTATGTCTGTTGAAGAAGCTAACTTTAAAGCTAATGAAGATATACAGAAAGAATTAAATAAAGAGTTTGAATTAGACGACAAAAATTTTAGCAATGTTGAAGCATATAACAGAAGTAGAGGATTAGGTATTGCTAATAAAGATAATAGACTTGAATATAATATGGAACATTTAGATGGGCCAGATATAGATGAGTTTCAAAGATTATTAGATGGTGAAGATCCTAGCCCAGAAATGTTAGCTATTCTTAAACGTAGGTATCCTAATTTTGACCCTGAAAATTATGCTGTTGATATACAACGTCAATTAGCTATAGCAGATCTAAATGAAACTGCAGAACGTTTAGGTACAGCTTCTGGAGACCCTTGGATTACAGATGCAGGTGCTAGTTTAAAACAAAAAGCAAAAGCTATTATACAACAGCCAGATCCTTTTGTTGACCCCGCACAGTTTTCTGATGCACAAAAAGCTGACTTACGTCCAAACAGTGATAGTACAAAAACTAACGTCAACCAAAACATAGCTGAAGGAATCAGTATGCTTAACAAAGGTATGACAGCAGCTTCACCTACACCAATATTTAAGTCAACTGTTATAAAAGGTTTAGCATTAGGCGATCAAAATTTATTTAAAATTATTAAAGAAGTAGCTGACGAATTATCTGAAAGTATATTTAAAGGTCAAGTATCTTTAGGTAATACAGACTTTCCTATTAAATATAGTCAAAAAGAAATTAGAAGGTTAGTATTAGAACAAACAGGTGAATTACATGCTACTTTAGCGGAAGGTGGTGATGATATAGTTAGAAGTATGAAAGATTACCTTGAAAAGAAAAAAGGTGATTATAATATATATGCTGTTGACGGTGAAGAAGTTATCACAATTAGTCCTATAACTAGAGCTGCAACTCAACTACTTGTATCTACACTAGCCCAACAAATTAAAGCTATTGCTACAGGTGCTGTAGACTTGCCTAAAAGTATGAACAAGTTTAGACAAGCTGACCAAATTTATGACATGATGAAAGTACTCATGTTAGAACAAAAGAAAGCTGGTTATTTTGCTGGTAATACTTTAGGATCTATGAATCAGGCTAAAACTGGTTTAAAAGAAATAATGCAAAAAAGGTTGAAAGCTGGTTATGATGATATAGTAGAAGAGAATGAAAACTATTTTGCTTACTTAAAAAAATTACGTAAGAAAGAAGGTGATATAGTTGCAGATCAACTACATGAATTACACATGTTATCAGACGGTGTAGTTAGTAGATATGAGCATATACATAAATGGTTACAGGCACGTACAACCATAAACCCTATTAGAATTGTAACAGGTACGATGGTGGACGGTACTAGAGTTAAGCCAAGGCTTAGTGCAGAACTATCTAGTGTATACTACAACTCATTACTTAGTAATTTACGTACTCCATCTAAAGCTGTATTTAGTACAAACTTAGTTGCGTTGATGCGTCCTTTCCAAGCATATCTTGGTGCTACAGTGAGAGGTAATAAAAATGAAGCATTTATTGCTGCATCTATGATAAACTCTTTAGGATCAGCTTATGCAGAAGGTTTAAAAGCTTGGAGACATAACTGGGATTTAGGTGTAAATAGAAAAGCACAGTCATATGCTGGTAAGTTTCGTTTAGAAAAAGATATAGAAAATTTTAAACTACTTGAACCACATATGAAACGTCATGGAACTAAAAACGAACAACGAGCTTACCATTTACTTGCGGGTCTTGTTAATTTTAACACCAATCCTCTTGCTAGGTATAGTGTTAACATAATGGGAGCAGGTGACGCTTTAGCTAGAACAGTTATTGGTCGTATGGAAATGAGACATAGATCTGCTAGATCAGTTATTGAGTCATCTACTACACCATTAAATCAAACAGACATTAATAAATTAGCAACAAAAATTGATGAGAGTTTCAGAGATGAAATTTTTACTAAAGATAGATATAACCAATATGTTGTAACTGATAATGCAGCAGCTTTAGCAGGTGATGAGGCAGCTTTAACTACAGCTTTACCTCAAGAGTTACAGTTTTTAGAACAGATGTCATCAGTGCCATTAGGACAATTCTTCTTTCCTTTTGTTCGTACAGGTTATAATGCTTTACGTCTTACTTGGGCTCATACAGGCTTAGAAAAATTTTCCAGAAAATATCATGATATAATGGAAGTTAGTAAAACTAGACCTAAAGTATTAGAACAATATGGTATTAGACCACAAGATATAGACCAAGCAAGAGCTTTAATGAGTGGACGTATGGCTGCAGGTAACTCTATAGCTGCTTTAACTACTATTATGGCTATGACTGGTTTTATTACAGGTGATTTACCTTACGATAATGAGACTAGACAGCTTTGGAAACAAGCAGGTATACAACCAAACTCTTTTACAATTCCAGGATCTAACGTATATGTATCTTACAGAACACTAGAACCTTGGAATACTATAATAGGTTTCTTTGCTAACTTAGGAACTAACATGTCAGCGTTAGATGAAGACTTTATGGATGATGCTTTTCAAAAAGGTACATTTATGGCAGGTTCTATTCTAGTTGATAAGTCTATGCTTGCGGGTGTAGATGACTTAGTTACTTTATTTAGTGCAAGTCAGATGTCTGGAGTTAGAGCTGAAAAGGTTTTAGGTGGTATGTTTAGAAGAGCTTTACCATATTCTGGTTTATTAGCTGGATTAGGTGATGCAATGCAAGCAAATGAAGTAGAAGCTAACAACTTTATAGAAGAAGTTGCTCGAAGAGATCTAATATTTAAGAAAGGATTACACCCAACCTACGATATATTGAATAAAGATAGGTCTGGTAAGCCGTTTGTAGCATCTCCTACTAACCCATTACTACGAATGATTAACTTAGTTAGTCCTGTAGCTATAGCTTTTACTGATAAAGACCCCGTAAAGGAGGCTTTACTACGTATAAACTATAATATACCTTCAGAAATTACAAGTTATAAAGGTGTACCTTTAACTTCTAAAGAAAGATCTCAAATACAAAAATTTATGTCGCAAGATGTAGTATTTAGACGTAATTTAGAACGTATTGTAGGTAATCCTTCTTGGTTAAAAGCTGTAGAAGCTTTTGAAGCAGGTGGTAACTTAAAACGAGAAGGTGGTGATGTAAGGGCTACTCTATTTTATCATCAAATTAGACAAGAGTTTCAACGAGCTAGAAATAGAGCGTTTAATCTGATACAAAGTCAGATGCCTGATTTATATAAAAAGGTTCAAGATAGACTGGCACAAGAACAAGCAATAAAACAGGGTATATATAATTATAAGGATTTACAAAAACACGGAATTTAACATTGATTATCAATGGCAGTTACAACTAAAAAACTATTCGCTGCTACGTCTAATGCAACTACAACTGTATTTAGTCCAGTCAGCATACAACTGAATAACCAAGATGATCTAGATGTTTATGTCACAT